ATGACATTGTCATATACAAACGTTTTATCCTGCGTCCAGGCGTTGTACCACGGTGTATCTGTAATTTTAAATAACTCTCCCTGGATAAAATCTTCAGAAACATAAAAAAGAGGCTGACCCGGTATTCTCTCAAATAAAAAACGAGCATTTTTAAATCGACTGACATCTGGAAGAGTTGATACTTTAAAAGTAAGCCCTCGCCCATCTATCTTTTCACCACCTGTTGCAACAGAAAGTAATTCTGATAGAGCTGATGTATCATCATGAACACCATCACCAATAGCCCCCCAACCTCTTACATCATAACTGTCTCTCCATCTTGCTATCTGAAGTTTTGGGTATTTATTCGCTCCATCTGTGTCTTCTAATTGCTGCCGTAACTGATCAGGATCATACTTCAGCACATTAGGAAAATAGAACTGCTGCACACCGTACGCATCATAAACAGCCATAGAATGGCCCTGTACAGTAACGAATTTGGCAATCTGTCCGTTATATACCGGATATCCAGCAGCGTTAATGATGATTGGTTGAGAAACAGGAACGTGAGAGCCATCTTCGTTCTCTACATAAACCTGAATCTGGTTTTCAGGATTTACAGGGTCAGTGTCAATTTTTCCTATATAAATTTTGCCATTGGCTACGGCTTTAAAAGAACGAGCCATAGTGAAGAGTTGCGAAGGCATCGATACGATCACATTGGCTGTAATGTCTGTCATTTAATTTGCTCCAGATACAAGGAATCGCCGCAGCATGGCTACGGTGAATTTTGGGCATAAAAAAACCCAGCCGAAGCTGGGTCGTTGCGTTGGTTATCTGTCAGTAGTTATGTACTGAAGGAGGTAATTCTTTATTCTTAAGTCTCATCCATGCGGAAAGATTCGTTGGTCCGTCTGGCTCATTGATATCAACATCTCGTGAGTGATTGATTAAAACGTCTCTCGCTATATCGATAATACGGGAGAACTCATAACCGCAGTCATGACATCTGCCGGAATAGTTCGATTGAATTTGTTTCAGCGCCGGATACAGTTCGCGGAATAATGCCTGTGAACGGTTGGCATAATCCCATAGCCATACAAGGCTGTTTGCTTCTTTTGCAGAAAGCTCGTTTGCTTTCTTCTCTTGTTTGCCGATGAACTCGCCTTCAAGCACTACCCTGTGGATGTACTCTACGGCCAGCGGGATTTGTTCAATTGAAAGTTCATCAATGCTGTCAATACCAAAACGCTGATGAACCATATTGTATGCATCGTCATAGCGAAGTCCTTTCTTTCCTACCAGCATGTTTACTGCATCGCGTAGCGGTGTGCGTTCAGCTACTGAAGTTTTACCGCCAATAGTCTTCCTCTCTTGTGTGGCAGTAACCATTGCGTCATATGCACGGATAACCTTCAGCGCAAATGCTGCGCTAATCCACATGGCGTAGGAGTAAACAAGCTCCTTGCACACGTAGGTTCCACCATATCGACCTTTCTTAGAAATGACGGGATTCTTATTCTGCATATCCGCAGAATTAAAAATTTCATTAATCAATTCAATAGTTTCATTTCTACGCATGAAGAAAGCTGGCTGATGTTTTTCCTCCTTTCCAGACGCTACATGAAGGTCATTAAGCGAGTAACGCCCCTCTGAATCCATATGAATCTTGACGTCAGAAATGATGATGCTATTAGTGCAATTTACAGTTGACTTTGCTAAGCTTGACATATCAATAATACCTCGTAAGTTTTGTTGATACCGAAGCCCTGACTGTTCCCGCAGTTGGGGCTTCACTGTTTTTGTAAGTCACTGTAGCTATAAAGCCACTGACCACTCATTTTTGATTTGATTGACTCTACTGAGTCACGGCAAGGAATGATTCCGCCTGACATCATTCTGATCTCCGTAAATTCACCACTCCTTATCGATTCAATGCCATCAATGTTAACTAAAGATTTACCTCTACCAAGTGCATTCTCATAGCCAATCTCATCAACCTCAATAAACCTCATACCGTTATCCCCTCTCTCTTCAGGCTGTCCAACACTCGCTTGTAAATCTCAGAGTTAACAGATCGCCCGTTCTCTTCAGCTACCTTGCGCACCAAATCCAATACTTCTTTAGGCCACCGCAAATTGAACTGAGGCATTTTTCTTGCACCTTGCATATTCAACTCCATTTCACTCATTGATAGTACCGTACTACTATTGAAAGCGTACTACTACCGTTCTAGCATGTCAACAAATAAAAGGAGAACGACGTGGCTAGAAATGATCCACAATTCAACGTAAGAATGCCTGATGAGATAAAACAGCAACTTACGCATATTGCTGCAACAAATCGCCGCTCGATAAACGCAGAGATTATTTCAGCTATCGAACTATGGATAAAAATTCATAAAGGGCAGCTAATACCTTCAAGTAGTCGAATCCTGACAAAGTCTGAGCAAGAGGCGTTTGATGTAGCTATTGATGTGTTAAAACGTGTAAGAGATGGAGGATAACCATGGAGCAACAACAAGGGTCGCCATTATCATTGATTATTATGGTGATTTTTTTCGTTTTTATCTTTTTTATACCTGCGTTAAAAATATCCAAAAAGGCCGGTTTTGACTGGAAGATGGCTGTATGTTTAACAATCCCTGGCTTTAACGTGGTGGCGTGGCTCGCGCTTGCGTTCATGGATTGGCCAATTCACAAGTATCTACCAAAAGATGTGAATCGTAAGGATGCAAAATGAATAAAAAACAGCTTATTAAGTCAAAAACGTCAAGCAAGGAAGAATTAGAGAAGGAGCTAAACTCCCTGAAATATGCTCTGTGTCTGGTTTACTCAAGACTGCCAATGGAAGATAAAAACGCCATTTACAATGAAATGATTAGCAGCCTTGATTTTAACGATAGAGACCTAGCATCCCACCTCAACAGCTTCCGCGTCCCTGAGTAATTCTGTTGCGGATTTGCTTCTTGCGGTGGTTTAAGCTGGAGAGCTTGGCTTCTGCTTCTGATATTTGCGCATCTAGATCTTTAAGCTCAAGATCTGAAAGTCGCTGGTCAAGCAGGGTTTGATTCAACTCAATGTTGTTCAGACGTTCTTCTATGGTCATGATTACTCCTTATAAAAAACCCACCTGACGGTGGGTTTCATAGTTAGTTTGGGACCGGACTTCTCCATTGAAAAATAAGAGGTTTTTTGAATTTTTCTAGCAAAAATGGATCAACAAAATCAGCCATATAATTCGTATTTAGAAAACGATCTACATTCCTCACATGCTCACCGATTCCTGCACATCAACGCCAAGTTTTGATGCAGGCGTTGCCATTCTGGAAAGTCTCTACAAAACACAATTGTACCGCTCTCAAAGAGCGGAACTAGCATCTTTGGTACTTTTCCAATGTTAACTTTTTTCATGGTATCCTGCGTAAAACTAAGGAGGTTGGTGTGTTTGGTATATTAACGAGAAGCAAGATAAAAAAATTAAGGGCAGAACTCGCCGAAACACAAAAACTGGCTTCACATTTTTACAAAATGAAATACGACGCTGAAGAGCGTGCATTCGTTGAGTTATGCGATTTATCTATTCGTATGGGAGTAGAGCCAGATGTAGCGGCAAAAACTCAACAAGGCATTGATATACTTGCAGATGTTGTTTTAAACAGGCAATATGCGTTTTATCTAAACGAGAAGGCCATTCAGATTTACTCGCAAATCTTCCTCCTGGAAAAAAGAAGAGGAACTCACGATCGAGAAGAGTGGTTAAATGAAGTTGTTAAAAAATCTGGCTGGGAAGTTGTTTCATCAGAACTACCTCTTATTTGTGCTGATTTAATCGAAGAGGCAAAAGAGCGCCTATCCGATGGCTAGACGAATCCATCCGTGGATTACTAATTACTCCTGTGCCATTCCGCTTAGCGATGCCACAATTCCAGCTCTTGCTAAACGCTGGAACTCTTCGTTTCCTAGTGCCTCGCGTATTGCTTTTACGGCGGCCTTATTTGCCATAAATCTGCGTTCCGCCGCCGCTAATGCACCATCACTTGCCCCAACCTTAACTGCCTTTGTTGCCTCTTGAACAGCCTTTTCAATAGCGTAACGACCACTGCGGGATGCAGCTAACTTTTCTATCGTCCCTTTAGCTATAGATCCAGAAACAGCCCCTACAACACCGCCAACAATCCCTCCACCAGTAGTACCAACAATAGCCCCTGATGTTGAATTGCCTATTGCATTGAGAACTGTCATGACAGCTTTTGGCAGTCCTTGCTCAAGAGAGTTAATTGCCGGTATAGAGCGCCCCGTATGCTCTACATATCGCAGTGGTCTGGTTGCTGCTCTGGCAAGGTCGCTGTATGCCCTAGCAATCCTACCCATTTCTGGCGAGTGCCTACTAATGGCAGTAATGTTCTGCGGCGTAAGGATCGACGCTATATGGAATACGCCAGCAGACTCTGATTTACCGCCACGCACCCCTTGCGATACCGCATCTTGTAATATTGATGCAATTGCAGGAGATCGCTCAGACTCTGGCAGCGCGCCAATAATCTGATGAAACTTTCCTGTCCCACTTTTTGATGAATTTTGCAAGGCTTTAATACCATCAGTGACTAACTGATCAGTTGCAAGGTTTCTAAACGCTGCTTCAGCCTGTTCTTGTGCTGTAAATCTTGCTTTTGACAGATCATTAGCTTTTTGCCAGTCATCAAGAAAACCGCCATTTTGAGCCATTATGCGCATATCTTCCGTTGCTGCATCACGAAGCTCCGCCATGCGCCTTGCCGTATTTGCCTCACCAGACCTTATATACTTCTGCTCAGCGTCAGAAAGTTTGCTTCGCCATGCCTTCATGGCATCAAACGTGATTCCTTTTTTACCAGTTTTAGCATAAGCAGATGCAAATTGTTTCATCTCAGGAGTTAGCGGCATACCAGCCAAAATATCACCCTGAATTGTAGCGTTCAGGTTTGACATTCTGGCCTTTGCGTCAGGCATCGTGGAGCGGACGCTATCCCATGCTTCCTTTTCTGAGTTCTTCATTTTATCAATACTTGCTAAAACCCTTTGTTTTATGGCTGCACTTTTTTCTGATGCAGATCCAGCCTCAGCACCAAGTTCATCAAGTGCTGAGTGGAATTTCGACTGTATTTCACTAAACGCCCTAGTATGTGCATCCTGAACAATTCCTGGTTCGGATGCCAATATCCCTTCGGCTTGTGCAATTCCACGACTTCCAGATCGCATTCCTGGTGTTAATGCGTTTATATCAATTCCAGCAGACTCAGCAGCTTTTGCTACATCTTCGGACACATTAGCGGCCTGACTGGCAATTGACTGACGCCCAGCACCTGACTTTGCCATCCTGGAAACATCATTAGCAGAATTCAGTGCTGCACCACCAAGAGCCTGTGAAACTCTTGGCGCAATAACGCGCCCGACACCTGAAAGAACGCCTTGAGCACCAATATTGATACCACCGTTAATGGCAGCATTTTGTGCAAAGTCGCCCTCCTGATTTGCAGCATCAGCAAGAGAACCGGCAATCATGTTTCCTGCGGAACCGATGTCTCCTGCGAGCTTTGCTGGCGTTCCAGCAGCTTTTGCTGCTGTGCCAATTGGCAGGAGATACCCACCAATTGTTTCACCGGCTTGCGCGTAAGGGTCTGTCGGTCGATCGACTGGACGATAGACATCATCCAAAACCTTGGGGCCACCAAGCCCCTGGCTGATTGCATTAATCAGACTTGCGCCACCCTGCAATACGTCAAATGGTATGTTTACCAGACCACGACCAGCCTGTTCAGCAATTTGCCCTGCACTTTGACCACCTGTGAGCCAATCACCAGCTTGTTGCATCAATGATGGTTCTTCTTTCTGCTGCTGAGGCGGAGGGTATGCTGCATAAAACTGATCTCTTGCTTCAGCCCATTTGTCACCAGCCTTAGGGGCAACAACCTCATCAAAATATTGCGCTTGAGCCTGTGCTTTCTGTTCTTCAGTTAACGCCTGATACTGTGGAGAAGCGATAACATCTTTCCATGCTTTAGCCATTAATCACCCCATAAAGACGAGAAACCGGACTTATTGCTGTCGCTTCCTGATTTTCGCTCACTAACATATGTGTCATAACCTGATGAACTATATCCCATTGATTCAGCCTCCCTTGCTGCAACCTTTTGAAATACAGAATATTGCGATCGGATTTCAGATAACTGTTTTCTGACGACCTCTTCAGGCTGTGTTATATCGAGTTTCGCGATCAGGTTTTCCAGTTTTTGGCCTTCAGCATTGGAGAGGCTACCCATACCTCGCATAGTCTGCACGTTCTGGACAAACGCACCCGACTTTAATTCTTCTATCGCATTACGGTTTGCAAGCCCTTCAGCACTTGTGAAGCCATCTATATTTCTTCCTTCGAAGCGACCGATACCTTCAAGCTCCTTCTTACCAAGCAAAGAATCAATTTTCTCTATCCCTCGCTCACCAGTAATCAACGCATTGTTGTAATTATTGTTGCCATCAAGCCATCTCTTAGCCTGAGACATTCTGGCTGACGTTGCAGCTTTACCGGTTAGCGGATCAATTCCCGTCGCTGCTATCTGTGAGTTAAGAGACAAAACATCCATATCCTGAAGTTGTCCTGCTCTTTCAAGGGCCGCCTGTGACTGCTTAAACACATACTTGTCGTGATTCAGTCTTGCCATTTGAGCCTTATAGGAAAGATCCTGCCCCCTAATAGCCCTCGCATTCGTCATGTCATTATTGCGAATGGTTTCGTTAATTCTTTGCTGCTCCTGCTGGCGACCAACCATCTTATCCTGAACAGCAAACGCCTTTTCTGGTCCAAGCGCACCGAGAGACATAGTAGTCAGCATGTGTGATAGCTGCTCTGGATTCTGAATACCTGTCTGAATCATCCAGTCAGCATTCGCGCCAACGCGATTTAACCTATCCTTGTTGTCAGTAATGAATTTACTGTAGGCTTCCGGCCCCTGAGAAAGAGCGACGTTAGCCCTCATGGCTAAATCGCCCATATCGTTGCGTTGCTGCTCATTAAGACCGGAAAATGCCTGTTGTGCCTGTGCAACAAACGCTGGATTTTCCTGGGCAAACTTAAATAGTCCCGATGGATCACCAGAAGCCCATGCATCAGCGTGAACCTTATTGAACGCATTAATCGCTTTCTGTTGCTGTTCCTGCTTATAAATATCAGCAACTCCAGCCAGACCACGTAACGCGGTCAGACCAACGTTATTTGCACCTGAGCGAGCCAACTCATTGTTTTCGCGGATCAGACCAAGCGTTGCGTTAATGTCGCTTGCTTTTGGCGCATTCTCATTTTGCGCACCAATGCCAGCCAGAAAACCACCAGAATTAATACCCTGTTGCCACGTAGCCATTGATTACCCCTTAAAACAACGAGCCAAGCAGACCAAGACCAGCACCGATACCAGCACCCCACGGAGTTGATAGCTCGAGAGCACTGGCTATGCCACCACCCAAAAGCGCACCGGATGCAGCACCACTAACCCCCTGCTGCAATGCTGACGGTCGGTTGGCGTTTGCCGCAGCCAGCGCCGCGCTTTGCTGCGAAATCTGACTCATGTTGTTGGCATATGTCTGCCCGGCGTTTGCCTGACCTTGCAGTGCGCCAAGACCTATGTTTGCCAGATTCTGGTAGTTGTTCATCTGACCAGACAGCCACTGCTGACCAAGCGTTGGTGCGATTGTTGCTAACTGATTACCGGTTGCAGTGGAACCCAATCCACCTGTTGCTTCCGCTGCCGCCAGACTCTGATAGCGAGCCTGACCAGCAAGATCTTTGTACTGCTGAGAGTTGTAATACTGGTTTAGCGCCTGACCTTGCCCCTCCAGAGACGATAAGTTCTCGAGGCTGCCGACATACTTATCAGCCAGAGGAGTAAACGGCTTCAGGTTATTCATGATGGTGTTGAACTGCTGATTTTGCAGGTCTGCGGCATACTTCTGAGCTTCTGCTGCATACTTTGCGCTTTTATCAGAGCTGCCACCTTTCCCACCTTTTTCAGGGCAATAAGGTTCCTCGCCGCGCAGTTTTCTGCCCAGCTTAAATGCATATAACATGGCTATCTCCCGTGATTCAGGAAGTCGATTAGTTCTTCGCGTGTGGCGCTGTAAAATGTCACGTCATCCACGCCTTTGAAGTATTTCTTGATGGTTCCTACTCGCTTAAGGCCAATCATTGCGCAGTACATCTGACCGTGGCGGAATTTGCGTGCGGCGAACGATGTGACGCACTGAACGGTGGTGTTAGTCAGAATGTATCGCCAGAACGCCAGCCCTATTTCCTTGCTGAAGCCGCGAATCTCTGGCAGGTACATGGCGTGGCAATCGAATGTAAGCGGCTGAATCTCCTGATAGTAAACAATGCCGCCAAACTGACCGTGCACGTTCACCTCAAAGTAACGGCAATCAGGTTTGTAGTCGTATCCATCACCGTTGTTGCTCCCGGCGATGATGTCAGGGTGATTTCCTACTGCTTCGATCAGGTCGATGTTTCGCGTTGGTTTGAATGTAATCATCAGTCAATCAGCCCATGTAATCTAAGTGCTGTTTCAAGCGCCAGAATACGCTGCCGCGCCTGCTCCAAACCTGTAGCGATAGCTGCGACTTCGGATTGTGTGTACGTAGTGCCGACCGTGTATGACTGGTTAGCGTTGAATGAGCCAAGAAGTGGTGTGCCTGTGGCCGCTGTCCATCCGGTCTGCCTTGCTCCAACGACCTGAATTCCATCAACTGAATATGATGTTTTTACATCCAGCGGTGACGCAAGAGACTGCGATTCTGTTACGGTTTTCGATACGTAATCACTCTTAATGTCAGATATATCGCTTTCTACGCCATCCAGTCTTTGGTCAACAGTGACCAGATGCGCCTGAATATCGATAACCTCATCCAGCAAGTAATCAACATCGCTACGCAGTACAACTATCTTCCCTTCGGCGGTTGTTAACCTGACCTCAAGGAGATTTATCGCTTTTGTGTTTGCGGTGATTCTTGCATCGTGGTCAGCCAGTTCGACATCCTGTTCATCGTTTTTCACCTGAGCATCGTAAGCGCCCTGACCAGCCTGATTTGCTTTCCCGGCAATTGCGCCGACATCAGCCCCCTGATTAATGACATACAGCAGGTAAGACTGGCTGAATATATTGCGTGGAAGGATTGATGTATCGAGCCGCGTCGCCTGCACAATAACAGGGGTGTTGAGATTCGAATCAGCCATTACTCGATCCTTATCTGGCAGCCAGACAGAGTGACAGGTGACTTCGTGATAACGCGCAATTTGAAGCCAATGTTTTTCCTGATGCGCCCTACTTTCTTCCACAAAACGCGTTTGTCGTAAACGAACGGTTCATTCTGCTCAATCATCTGCTCACGCCCGTAATTGATGCCGTCAGTGGTTGCAGAGAGGAACAGGCGGTCGGCGTACTGAGCTACGCCAGTGGATGATTCCACCTCCAGATCGAAGCATCTGGCGTTATCCGCTTTGAACAGTGGAGTAAACAGCAGGTGTTCCTGTTGCTTGTCGTACTGGCTGCTGATATCGAACTGCAATTTCCCGGTCACGGACTCCAGCTTATCGCCGCACGTTATCTGATTGCCTTCATAAATGAAGTCGATAGCGCGGTACACATCGTCATACAGGCCTGTTTTCAACACACACCATTGCGGACCATTGGCGCTTGAAGATGCGTCGTACACGAGGACGTGGCGCGGAAGGTGGATAATCAGCAGTTCATGCGCATCAAATCGCAGCGATTCCATCACACCATCAGCCAGTTCATCAGCAGTGTAGGAGCGAAGAATTTTCTCAATGCTCGCGCTGGCGATTGGTGATACCTGACCTGATCCGATGATGTATACAGACGGCGCACCCGTTGCCGGATTGCTGATAAACGCATACGAATCAGCGAATGGCGTTTTGCAGTAAGTTCCGGCAATGCCTTTCTGCACCATCAGCGATGGTTGTGCGACATACAAAGCGGCACCAACGGTGGTTGCACCAGTCAGGGAGAAATATTCAATAGTCGATGAACCAAAGCAGACGATGAAGTCTCGCCATGTTCCGATGCCGAGGATACCGTCCGGCTGCGATTCTGCGCGATATTGTGCGCTGTAACGGTCAGGATGCGATTCGTCTTCTGGGTCAGTGATAAACCATGAATCAGTGCCGTCTTTTGACCACGCATAACGCCCACGTAAACGCGTAATGTCGCGAACAGAACCTAACTCATACTGCATAAACCCGCTGTCTGCAGGCCAGTTTGAGACGGTTTTAACCGTGCCATCATAGCGGTATTCGACCAGTTGCCCGTTAACGCCTACCGCCTGTGATGTTCGACCATGCGCCATTGATACGCGACCACTTCCGGCAACATCACCGACCTCACTTTCGCCCTTATACAGTTTGCCACCACACACGCGATAAACAGCATTCTGTGCCATGTTGTACTCGACGCCTCGCGATACGCCGTTCACATCAGAACGTTTGGCAATGCCCGGGAATGAGCGAAGATATCCGCTGCTGTTCAGGATTTCTTTGGGTGTAGCCAACATATTCACTGGCAGATAGTCGATATAGTCGGCGTTTCTAAAGTCTTTGCCGACACCTTTCATAAGCGGAAGTTGCTGAATAGGCATTTATTCACCTATGCGTTTGGGATATCGCCATCAATCAGAGGGAGATCGCCTGGATAATATCGGTCAGATGTGAACACGTCATATTTATTACCCTGCCCTACAGGAAAATCTCCACGTCGTCGCATTGAAGGAACAACCAGAGTGTCGGTCATCAAGGCATCATATGAGCGTTGGGCGTTACTGAGAACTTGCGGAGTTGGTTCAAGGCTGTAATCAGATAGCATTCTCAGCAATAACTGATAGCCTACTGCGTGTTTGTATTTTCTTGGAAGACCTGACTCATCATCTGGTAATGGCTGCTCATCTCCAGTTGCGAAAGCGTAACCAATGTCGCCGGGGTTAATCATCCACTCGGACATCATATCTTCCAGATCATTTACACCATCTTCAATTGATTGCGGCTCAACATCAGTAAGCGATGCATTAGAAGCAATAGCAAACTTACGAAGCGCAAAAAGGACGATCTCACCCTTTGTCAGTACTGTTGCCATTGTCCGCCGCCTTACGACCTCGCTTACTGGTCGGTTTCAATTCATCAACTGAGGCAACAAAGCCCAACCTTTCGAAAAACTGGAAGTCTTTTTCTGCGATAACGGCCTGTACATGCCCGGATTCGTTATCTGCGGCAAGGAATACACTCATCCGATCCATATTGTTTCCTTAAAACATAAAAGGGGCGTAAGCCCCTTGTTATTACGGATTACCGAAGAACTGACCGCCCATGTGTGGGTTAAAGCACACATATGCAGGCAGTAAGTCGAAGCGCATTTTTTGCACGTTGGCATCGCCATCTGCGTATTTATGTACGCGGATGGAGAAACCTTCATATGTTGCAACAGCAGAATCAATACTGTGCAGTTTCTGCAGTGGGATAGATCCAAGTCCACAGAAGAACTTGTTATAGAACAGGTTTGGCTTCATTGTCTGGCTAGCAGTGCCTACTACAGATACGGCATCGCCTGCCTCTACCTGACGACTTACAGAGTTGTACTGCGGGTTTGTAGTGTCATAAATCGGAACACCAGAAAGCGTAACCGTCACATCGCCACTGCTGTCTGAATTAGCATCAGCAGTAACCGTTGCAGTGAAGCTAATTGGTGTGGCTCCGTTATACAACGCCTGTTTGGTCTGCTGTTGCAGCCAGTAGGTATTGGTGAATTTGACCTGATCACCAGCTTTCAGAAAACCTGTAACGCTGGCTGTCGCTCCGGTCAATGTTACAGTGAACTGGTATGAGTCTTTAACTGCGTTATAGGTAACAGTTGGCTGTGTTTTGACTGTCAGTGTTCCGCCAAATGCCCCCTGCGTACGAGAGGCAAGCCCATTAGACATCAGTGCGCGAATGCCGCCAAAATTGGTTGGGATCTGTGCGTTCTCCCATGCAGTACGAACCAATTGATCTGAAGCATGCAAACCAGTCTGCGCATCAGCAAGTCGCTGTGCAGACCATGGATCCATTACAGCATAGTTTTCACCTTCATTAACGCCGAGGTCTTTCAGGAAAGATGCCGTCTGCGCAACATCAGACCATTTGGTGATTGGAGTATTGGGGCTACCAAGTGACAACGCACCGTTATTCATCATGAAGTGAGCAAGCTCTGTTTCAAGGTCGGTAACGATTCGCTGGCGAACCGGCGCGAGAATTTCTTCCAGCTGGTTAAGCTTGATCGCTTCCTCCAGTTGCTGATATTCAACAGCAACAGTGATGTAGTTACCTACACGCCCCGTAGCTTTACCTGAGATCAGGTTGTTTTTATTTTGCCCTGAAATATCACCAGTGGGAGTACGGAGGGATGAGAATTGATGCGGACGTTTAAAGCTAACGCTATCGCCAGTGCTGGAGTTGATTTCACCTGCCAGCAACTGACGGTCTACGGTTTTCGCCAGAACTAAATCTGACATAAAACCCGGAAGGAATTTTTTCAGAACGATTTGACTGACGTTACTGTCGAGATTGTTAGGCATTTATCTTTTCCTTATTCGATTTTTGCGCCGGGGCATAATTTGTTGAATTCGTCTTGTTTCGCATCAGCACCGCCACCACGTACTTCCGGCTCTGGCTTGATGGCTTTCTTTGGTTTTGGAACAAGGCTTACCTGTTTGCTAATCTGCCCCAAGAGGAATGCTGCGCGAATTGGATCTGTCTCAGCGGCTACACGCTGGCGTAATTGCTGGCTCTTACCTAAGCCATAGGCGAGTAGTTCAGAGCCTTCGTCTGCACAGTGAATGATGATTTTCTGCTGAATTGGTGGTAGCTCACTAAGAACAATGGCTTCCATTTCCTGATAATCTTTCACAGGAAGTTTGGCTGCCCGTTGTTTATGCGCTTCTACCCTTTGCTGGAAACGCTGCTGGTATTCCTGTTGCTGACGTAGTTTTTGTTGCTGCTGCTGTTCGACACGGCCTTTTTTCTCATGCCAATCAGTCAATGCCTGTTCAAACGCCTGTTCGTCATAATCACACGACTCAAGAGTCGGTTTTGGTGGAATAGCGTCTGGTTGTGGTTGCTGATGTTCCGCATGCTTGGCTAATGCTTCCTCAAGCTGGCGTCGCAACTCACGGTTTTCTTTCTGTGTTTCTTTGAAGCCTTTGCGAAGATCTTTCACCCATTGCGGTGCAGGTTGCCCGTCAATGTGATCATTATCGTCAGCGTTAAGCTGAATTTCTTCATCACCAATACGCAAGGCGTAATCTTCTGGTGTCTCTTCGGTTTTTTCAGGATCAGTTGCCATCTCTTTTCCGTTGTCATCCTGGCTTTCATTCTCAGGCTGTGACTCTGTTTGGATGATGGTTTCTTCTGCATTTTCCTGTGTTTCAGACAGGTCAATAACCTGACCGTCGATGATCAGTTCGTTTTCCATTGATTACTCCTGGTTAACTCGGCATTAAGTCTGCCGGTGACTGTGGTGGTGACTGGAATTGCTGTTGTTGTGACTCGGCGACATCTTTCAGAAGGCGTATTGCCTCCATCACTGCTTTGTCATCGATGTTTCTGGCTTGAGCCAGTTTATAGACAGTGTTTGCCTGACTCTCCATCGCATCCTGCTGGGCAGTAAATGCTTTGATTTGAGTTTGAGCAGTTTCGTTAGTTGCTTTTTGCGCTTCTGCCTGCGCTGCTACCATTTGCGCCTGAGCGAGAACCATTTCAGGATTTGGCTGGCTTTGTGCTGCCATTTGCGCCTGTTGAACAATCTGCTGCTCTTTCTCATTGCGTGGTTTTGCAATACCAGATATCAGCAGTTGGTTTCGGTTGTACTCTTTGAAGTCATCAAGGCCTTCGCCATCGATATTGTCCAGAATAATACCCTGAATTGCCGGGCGCATTGGGTCTGTTGGAAGCATAGAGCTAAGGACATTTGTCAGTACAGAAACCGTTGCATCACGTCGTGCTGTGTAGCTTGGTCCAACATCAACCGTCACATCGTATCGACCGACAGAAAGGTCATTTAACGCAACAACAGCCCCTGTTTGCCTGTCAACAACCTGTGCGCTCAGGACAGCGATATCATCACTTCCATCTTCGTTAACGATGCGCACTTCACGTTCTGAACCGTACACTTCACGCGCCATTGACAGCCATACTTCACCAGCGCGTTTAAGACTTTTCGCCATATTATCCAGATAGATAAACGAAGCCATATCTGCTCTGTTCATCAAGTTGTTAACCGTTTCCTGAGCAATATTACTTGGCATCTGCTGCATGGCCTGACTGCCGCCTGTAACCTCCTGAATATCAGCACTGGTTTGCTGTAGTAATGCAGCCAATGCCTGATTCATAACCGCAGGCTGTGTATATCCTGCCGGGGTAGCTCCAGCGATAATGTTGCCAGATTTATCTCTCACTTCGCGCAACGGCAAGAACGCTGGGCGTTTCTTGTTGCGAGCCTCCCAGTGCTTCTCAAGTCCACGAATTTGCTCCATGCCAACTATAGGGATCTGACCGGGGTCTTGCGCTGCAGTATCAGCCAGCATTGAAACCTGAAGGTTGTACAAACGCTGTGGATCCATTGCTTTTGCAATGTGCCCTTCGACACGCTCAATGTCATCAATGAACCAGCGTTTTCCATAAACCGGGATGAGGGGGATATGCTCACCAGGAATACGTCGAGGTTTCTCAAGGAAACCATCACCATCCACTACGGATACATACACACGACGGCGCTTCACTGAGCGCCTTGCCACTTCCTGAAATCCAGCTATTGCCAGTTCATCTTCAATATCTTCAACCTGATCACTGTCGTATGTTGCAATCTCTCCAGTGATTGGATGTCGATAACTGATGACGTCAACAGACTCTTTACGAACTTCGTAATACTTCGCTATGTAAATAACATCTGCACCAAACCAGTTATATTCCCAACTGGTCATAGACGTTACATCCAGAGAAGTAGGAGGTTTCTTTCCGTATTCAGCCTCATATTTTTCAGGTGACAACGAATACATACAGAACGCCCACAACGCGTCAGATTTGTCGTACTTCTTAGCGTCAGGGTCAAACCACACAGAGCGCGACGGGTCGTATATTGGTTCAATAGCAATACGCTGACGATCGTCCATGGGGTCGTATTCATTGACCAGCATCGACGTCAAACGGAAGCAACCGAAACCACCAGTAGCAGCGTCGTCAAATGCATTATCGCAAGCCTCACCGCCATCAGTTTCTTCGTAGTCAGCACGGAACAGACCATTTAATTTATTGGCTAACTCTTCGCTTGCCTCTCTGTCACCAGGACGAAACTTAACGGTTATTCTGTTATTGCGGTATTCTGCAATGATGCGGTTAAGTTCAGTTGCTACCTTATTGATTTCAAACTTAGGATACTTCTCGAACTGCTCATCAAGCTTAGTTCCAGCCGCCGTTGCTCCTTCCCATTGACCTCCGGGGACACGAGCAAACCTCGTAGCTTCAATGCACTTTTCGCGCACTTCCTTCTGTGGAGAATAGGCGCGGTCAAACCTGAGCATGATCCGCTCATGTTTTTTCTCTAATGTCTCTGCCATGTTTACCAACCGGAGGATGAGGGAACGTATATTTCTGTTTCTTCGCGGACCAATGCCGGGCAATGCATACACATCATCAGCGCATCAGCCAGGTTAGGAGATGGAATACCGAGCTTCTGCTTCATTTCGACCTTAGTCATAAGCTCCAGCTTCCCGTTATTATTGAATTTGCGCTGAATCTGCGTCAGTTCTGCAAACAGCTTCTCCAGCATCTTCTCGCCTATCACTTCTTTGTCGAAACTCAGCATGTCGTCGGGGTCTGCATACTCACCGTGGACAACCGCCCGATATGTCAGATACAGCCTGTCAGCCAGCGCGTAATAGAATTGCGCTCGCTTATTGCGGAATACATCACCAATAGTGCGAACGTTGTCGCCCTGTACGACTTCATCAGCCCATGCTCCGGCCTGATAAGGCGCATCTTCATCGAATGGCGATTCGCTGCCCTTGAACATCGTGGCGGTAATTTTCTTGCCGGAGAATGCTTCCGTTGTCTGTCTGCGTAGCCCTGCACCGACACCATCGCCATCCCACAGGTAATGGTCAGCGCCGTCTTCAATCGCCAGCGAAGTAGCCCAGTCAGCACCCTCGTTGATGTCCATCAGCAGACCTTCGGCAATGCGCTTAACTACCGAACCGTGACGCGATGCATAACCTTTAGCATCCGGCCCTGTATCTGACGGGTCATGCGCAGAGACAACAGCACCTTTCGCTTTCCATCCGAGTTTCTTGTGCGCATCGGTTGCGGCTTCAAGCCATTCACGTTTGATGATTGCCATATCACTTGCGCTTACTGGCTCACCAAGCCAGATGTGACGATACAGTGTCGGGTTTCTGCGTTTACACTCTTCCATCTCCAGACGGAGAACTTCAGGAAAGTGCGGATTGTCGGTGTAGTTCGCCGTCAGCAGACAAATATCATCAGGAGGATTTACGACGAATCGCTGATAGGTATCGTCGAGGATGTTCTTCGGGTTAAAGCTCACCCATATTTCAGAGAACGGCTTACGGATGGTTGGTATCAGGATATCCCATGATTCCTTCGTTACCGCCTCCGCTTCTTCCACCCAGCAGATATCAATACCTTCGAGCGATTTAATCTTCGTCGGGTTGTTTTTTATTCCGTAGAACATGAATTCAGCATTCGTTCCGAGATGACGAATCATTGAACGCTGAATTTCAAACTCAGCCGAATACCCTTCACGCTCGATGGTATCTTCAAGCAACCGGATTACCGAATCGCTGATACTGTTTTGCAGTTCACGAGCACAGAGAATACGCACTGGCTGCCGACGCGCCGCTTCAACAAGCAGTCTCGCAATTGCCCATGATTTACCGCTACCTCGACCGCCTTTGGCGACTTTGTAGCGATGCGCCTCAATGAACGGTTCAAAGATAGGATTAATCGAGGTCATTTTCCGAATAGAGTGCTCATCGGTGATGTTTCAATCTGAATTGCGCCGCCGTCTTTGCCTGTTAGCTCGTGATCAACCTTGTCGCGCCATTTATCCTTCTGTCGGTTCTTAAGCCAGAAAATGGCAGCGGTTGTATCAGGCGGGTAATACTTCTCAAGCGGAGTTTCGACAATTCTGTTTTCAATAACACGAATATCGATATCTGGAGCCACGAAGCCCATAGCGCGTTGATAAAGACGATCACTAACTTCTGCATCAGCGACGGCCTTACCCTTTTTTATGGACTCCGAAAACTCAGGATAATCAAGCTTCCACTTGTTAATAGTTGACTCACTGACTTCAAAGAAATCAGCAAGTTCTGCATCGGTGTAGCCCAGCAAGCACAGTTTGCGTGCCTGTTCGGCATACGCCTCTTGATACTTTGTTGGGCGTGCCATGTTTATGCTCCGGTAGTGAACAGGTCTAACGCTTCCTTCGATTTACGCACCGCTTCGATAGTGCGGGTCGTGATATCTGAATTAGCGCCACCTGACTGGAAGTGAATTTTGAATAGCTCAAGCTTCAGCTCGTCAGTGCCAATGAATTGAAATGCTTCTTCTGCGGCTGCGTTCTGGTTCATGACCAGTTTGTAAATCTCTAACTGGAATTTCTGTTCTTCAGTCATGGGAATAATCTCTGCCATTGTTGGCTCCGTTTATCCGTTAAAAGGGATATCAGTTAAGTTATCCCGTGTAGGGTATAAGCCATTGTCGAGACCACTCATTGAATGGTCTCTGCAATAACCGATGTCTTTCCATCAGTCCGCCACCACAAAGAATCTTTTTTGCCATAAGGCAGGAGGTTCATCTTTCAGTGGCTGCCAGTGTTATTTTCCCACTTTCTGGCTTGGGTTGTTTCGCTGTACTGCCGTAACTGGTTACCCAGAATAAATTCCGGTTTCATTATCAAGCCCACCCGTAGATGGGCTTTGTAATGAACTGGCTCTTATCTCAACGCAGCCCCTTACCGCGCGCCAGATGCTCAACTTCAAGCATCAGCAATGAGATGTTTAATCTGGATTCACTCCAGAAGTGATCACCACCCTGTCTACAGAGCCAGATGTGAAGGATGATGAGTAAAATTATCGCTATCATCGAAGGCATTGCGTCCTGATGTATTCCTGCAAGTAGTTAACCTGCGCGGTTATCCTGTCGATTCCACTTCGGAGACGGTAATAATTGAGTTCAGCATCTGCTGTAAGTCCTGGGCTTTCTCCATCGCCCATGCTGCTGGCTCCGGTCGTTGACTTTGCACAGGTGGCGGCGACTTGCAGGCGCTTACGACCAGCAGAAACATCAGCACGGAGACTTTCGATAGTCGCGTTAGCATCAGCAAGTTCCTTTGTATATCTTGCGTCGAGTTCTGCTACATCACGTTGACGCTTCTGCATATCAGCGATGATGGATGTGGCTTTATCGCGCTGTTCTTTGTAGGCGATGGCGTTATCACGGTAATGATTAACAGCCCATGACAGGCAGACGATGATGCAGATAACCAGAGCAGAGATAATCGCGGTGACTCTGCTCATACCTCAATCTCTCTGACCGTTCCGCCAGCTTCTTTGAATTTTGCAATCAGGCTGTCAACCTTATGCTCGAACTGACCGTAACCAGCCCCCGGCAGTGAAGCCCAGATATTGCTGCAACGGTCGATTGCCTGACGGATATCACCGCGATCAATCATCGGTAAAGCGCCACGTTCCTTAATCTGTTGCAGTGCCACAGCGTCCTGGCTTTTCGGAGAGAAGTCTTTCAGGCCAAGCTGCTTACGATAGGCATCCCACCAACGGGAAAGAAGCTGGTAACGTCCGGCTGCTGTTGATTTGAGTTTGGGGTTTAGCGTGACAAGTTTGCGAGGGTGATCGGAGTAATCAGTGAATAGCTCTCCGCCAACAATGACGTCATAACCATGATTTCTGGTTTTCTGACGTCCGTTATCAGTTCCCTCCGACCACGCCAGCATATCGAGGAACGCCTTACGTTGATTATTGATTTCCACCATCTTCTACTCCGGCTTTTTTAGCAGCGAAGCGTTTGATAAGCGAACCAATCGAGTCAGTGCCGATATAGCCGATGAACACGCTCGTTATATAAGCGAGATTGCTACTTAGTCCGGCGAAGTCGAGAAGGTCACGAATGAACCAGGCGATAATGGCGCACATCGTTGCGTCGATTACTGTTTTTGTAAACGCACCGCCATTATATCTGCCGCGAAGGTACGCCATTGCAAACGCAAGGATTGCCCCGATGCCTTGTTCCTTTGCCGCGAGAATGGCGGCTAACAGGTCATGTTTTTCTGGCATCTTCATGTCTTACCCCCAATAAGGGGATTTGCTCTATTTAATTAGGAATAAGGTCGATTACTGATAGAACAAATCCAGGCTACTGTGTTTAGTAATCAGATTTGTTCGTGACCGATATGCACGGGCAAAACGGCAGGAGGTTGTTAGCGCGACCTCCTGCCACCCGCTTTCACGAAGGTCATGTGTAGAAGGCCGCAGCGTAACTATCACTGATGAATTCAGGATAGCCAGTGGCTACGGCTCAGTTTGGATTGTGGCGACCGGTGCTGATCTCCGGTTTGCTGCAACTGCCTACAGCGGGCTACGTGGCCACACCGAATCCAGCGAAAGATTCTTGCCCTTACACATCAGCCTGTGCATTCACCACAACGATAAGAGCACTGCGCGGCACCTTTCACCAATTCCGCGAGGTCTGAGGGTTCAATGCTCTTGCCTGTTGTGCAAACAAAAAAAGCCACCGTTGCAACTTAAGAGTCACTAACGGCAGCTTATGCGAATAGTGTTGCTCATTTGCTCAATGATGTCAACACGTTCTACGCTACATGTTTAATTTTCTCTACACGTTTCCGGTTTTTAAACGCACTATCCAGAACCGGGTAAATCATAAACAACGAGGCATTGAGGATTTCGTCAACTTCCCGACGACAGGTTGCGAGCGATGGTTTTTGAATGCGCCCGCCGCCCCGGCATAACATCTTGCGAGGTCTTGCGACGCGATGATAGTAAGATGCAATGGCGTGCTTGGAAGAGCCGTGGGCGTAGTAGCTGAGGAGGATGCCAAAGGCTTTCTTGTCAATGTACATGACGGAATCGACGACCTGAGAAATCAACATTCCATCATCATCATTACACATTGGCCTTGTCATAACTCTTCCCGGCTCTACGCTCTCCATGAATTTCGCTATTACGCTGCTCATGCGCTTTTCCAGGCGGCCTGAATAAACCCATGCGCCCCACAGTTCAAGCCAGCCATTCAGCCAATCGTGCTGTTCTTTGGTGAGGTTTAGTTCTCTTATGCTCATCGCCTTCCCTTTTTTCCTGGCGTTACCATCAGGACGCCGTTAACTATTACATGACGCTCGCCTTTGCTGTCTCGGTTGTACTTGAGCACTGTTCCTCTTGCGCAGGAAAGCATCCTCGCCACTTCGGTCTGATTGCCTCGTGTCTGGATAAGAAGCTCTAGTATCGTTTGAATTGTGGCGTTCATACGTTCTCCAGTTCGGTGATTTTTATTCCAAGCCTTCCGCCTGGTACTTTCACGCCACGAATTACGCGAATGTCATCGAATTGCTCGTCGTCTTCCGCAAATCCGGCGTGGATAAGGGAGTCGAGTAAACCTTTAAGAATGTTGTCGAGGTCGCGGCGGCGGGAGTCTGGAACGTCTGCGATGACTTTGATTCGTAGTCGTGATTTGGTGAAAATGTCTAACTTGAGTTGGCGGATGATTTGCTGAACGTCTTTTCGGTATTTCTGGCCTTTATCGCTGATGTAGTATTGGCTTCCCCGTCTTCGCCAGTAGGTGTTCACCGACGGCGGGTATGGAAGCACAAACTGATATTCGTTCATGACTTAATCTTCCCCTCCTTCAGCAGTATCGCCTGCGTCCTGATCACGCCTTCGAGGTGGTAAAGTCTGGCGTCTTTGTTGTCGAGATTATAGGTGCGTCGGTCGATTTCATCGTGACACGCGCTACAAGCCCATGCGCCGATCAGGTCGTCAGGCTTCATTCCCGTTCCGCAAATTCCAGCCATCCGGTAATGTGCCAGAACTGTAGTTTCAGGATTGCCATTGCATACGCCGTAAATACGTACCTGGCATTCTCTGCCGCGTGCTTCTTTGCGTAGATTAGCCATTAAGCAGCCTCCCCTGTTACTTTCAGCATTCCGTTATCGAGCAGCTTTCTGGTCAGCCACTGTTGACCACGCCCGGTGATTTTTGTGGTGAACGATATCTGTATTCCGTGATTTGTGTTGACCGCTGTTTCTTTCACTGTGAAATAGCCGCGATCCATATATTCCTGCATTGGCACATTGCGCCGGGAACCTGAAGCAATAAGGATTTTGTGATCGCGCATCCACGCAAACAGTTTGTTTGGACCAATTCCAACAACCTTTGCAAAGTTTCCAATCAAAATTCCGCTGGCCTCGCCAACGCGATCGGCAAACTCAACTTTAGGTGCGGCAATTGCGAGCTGGTTTTCCAGTTGCATTTTCTTCTCAGCAAGATCAGCAGCAAGGCGCAACGCTTCCGGTAGCGTTTTGGGGATATTAACCGTAGTTTCTTCAAGCTCTCGCCAACGATCAACAAGACGAGCGGTGAATTCCGGCGACAACTGGGCTACAACGACAATACTGTCTCGCTTACCTTGTTCGCCCTCAAAAACGTAAGCCTCTACGCCACGAAGTAATCCTAAGTTATTGATTTTTTCGAAAACCACCATTGGGGGATTTCGGATCACACCTCGAGCCGCCAGTCGTTCAATAGATTGTTTCACCTTGTCATGACGACTTCCCACCAACTCAGCGATTTCAATGCTTGTCATTTTGATGGCATTGCCATTTATTAACTCATTCATCGTCTTCTTCCTCGTACATTGAGCTATTCGGATCGCTCATCAGTTCTGCGCAGCAGTGCTCACACACGTGAACTTCCAGCACATGCAGCTTCTGACCGCAGTTAGCGCACGTTAAAGCCCGCTCGACGCTTTCTTTCTGGTATTGAATGGATTGGGATGGACTAAGCATGGCTTTCACCATTAAAAAGTCGCTTGTAAGCATCAATATCTCGTTTTGCTTCACCAAGCTTTCGTCTTAATTCCATGTTTTCTGATTCAAGCTTTTCCATGTCTTGTTGGTATCGATCGCTGTGTTCTTTCCATGCTTTTCGATACGCCTTCATGTATGTCGTTTCGGCCTTTCTCTTTGCCTGACGAACAGCGTGATGGTTTTCTACAAACCACTCAGGGTCGTTAAATGCTGCTCTGGCGCATGTATACCAATAATTTGTTGCCTCCCTGTTTAGCCAATAAATACTGATAAATGGCAACCGGATAGACACCATTTTTCGTTGAGACTCTTTCTCGCCGAACATGTGCCCTTTTTTGATGCTAAGGCCAAATCCAGGTTGAATTAAAAGCATTGTCATTTCCTCGCACGATGTCTTAGCCACCGGATATCCCACAGGTGAGCCGTGTAGTTGAAGGTTTTTACGTCAGATTCTTTTGGGATTGGCTTGCGTTTATTTCTGGAGCGTTTCGTTGGAAGGTATTTGCAGTTTTCGCAGATGATATCGGTGAAACTTCGTCGCTGTCGCCTCATGCCGCCCTGTCTCCCCATCTCGCTTTCCACTCCAGAGCCAGTCGCGCTTCGTCTGACCACTTAACGCCACGTTCTGTACCGAATGCCTGTATAAGCTCTAATAGCTCCGCAAATTCGCCTACCCGCATCCTGCTGGTTGACTGGCCTATTACCACAAAGCCATTCCCGGCAAGGTTAGGAACAACGTCCTGCTGCTTTAAGGCTGCGGTAAACACACACTTCCAGCTTTCTGCATCCAGCCAGCGACCATGCCATTCAACCTGACGCGAGACGTCACCTAAGCAGGCCCATAGCTTTCTGTTTTGGTCTAAGCTGCGGTTGCGTTCCTGAATGGTTACTACGATTGGCTTGGTTGGGTCTGGAAGGATTTGCTGTACTGCGTGAATAGCGTTTTGCTGATGTGCTGGAGATCGAATTTCAAAGGTTAGCTTTTTCATGACTTCCCTCTCCCCCAAATAAAAAGGCCTGCGATTACCAGCAGGCCTGTTATTAGCTCAGTGATGTAGATGGTCATACGTCAGCCCCTTGCGCATATCGTCTGCCACGCGCAGCAGGTGCATTTGATGCTGTGCAAATCAGTCTGGCTTCATCCTGGTCACATGCAACAAAGTGTCCGTTGCAGAACCGCTGGTAAACCGTACCAAGTGAGCCAAAACGGTTTTTCGTCACGATGATTTCAGCAAATGGCGCGGCGCTACTGTTCTCGTCATATACCGCTTCCCGATAGAGCATGATGATTGAGTCTGCGTCCTGCTCAATGCTTCCTGAATCACGCAAATCTGCGTTTGTCGGGCGTTTGTTTGGTCGCTTCTCAACATCGCGCGAAAGCTGACTCAGGGAGATAACAGGCGTTTTCAGGTCTTTCGCCATCGCCTTAAGGCTTCCTGAGATGTGAGCAATTGCGAGGTCGTTGCGGTCTGCTTTCGGCTTCTCAATCAGGCCAAGATAATCCGCCATGATGAGTGACAGGTTTGGATTTTCCTGTTTGTGCCGTTCTGCGATTGAGCGTATTTCTTCGACCGATAACCGCGAGGCATCGACTACCCATACATCCAAATCTGCAAGCTGACTCATGCCGTTAGCAACACGCGCCCAGCCTTCGTCATCCATCGATGCAGGATTTCGCAGTACGCTAACCGACATCCTCCCGGCGTTGGCAATGCTTCGCTCTGCAATCTGCAATGCGCTCATTTCCATTGAGAAAATCAATACCCCGCGCCGGACGTCAGAACCAGGAATAACGCGGCTTGCAACGCCTTCGGCAATCTTCAGCGCCAGTTCCGTATTGTGCGTAACGATGTAATCCGTTGTCACATAGAGATGGCTAGGATGGCTTACCATGATGCAGAGACACTCTTCTGGCTCAACAACTTCAACCGATTTGATACCCACACCAAGGTCGCCAAGCCTGTTAATCCCGAGATTTTTGCGTAAACGTGGTGAGTGAATTTGCTCTATCAAAGATGATGGCAACTTCATGCTGACCATGTGTGCATCAAGTCCGTCATGCTTCTCTCCTTTGTACGTGTAAACTATTCCCGTCCTGCTGGATTCTTTGGCGGTTCCACCTAAAGATCTAACAAGCCTTACTAATCCTTTAGCTAATTTCTGACTGGATGAACTAAAGCGGATGCATCCGGACTTCTCAACCCAGCCATCTGTCTCGAGAAGGCCAGTTAAAACACCGGTACGTATTTCTTTGCTAGCACTAAAAATTTCTGCTGGGATTTCCTTCTCGGACGCACCTTTCCCGATCATCCCAATGCCACGTAGTTTGTCCAATAGTGGGTTCTTCTGGCCTTTTTGGTTGCTTATCAAATAATCATTCTCTCCTACCTTAACCAGTCGCAGTGGTGCAATTGCATCACTCATGCGGCTCAGGACATATTCTTCCGAGTTGGTGAATTTGATGCCTTTTATCAACGAACCGTCACCAAGTAGAGCCCCAATAACCCAACCATCAAGGGGAATATTTTTACCAAAGTCTCCGGTCAAGGATGGCACTCTTATTCTTCCCTGATAACGTGTTTTTTGTAGCATCCCAGCCAGCGCATCAGTATCAACAACGCGCTTACCAGTAAATCTTGATGATGAAATTTCCCATAAGTGGTTGTCGGCACATTTCACGCTACGTCCGTCTTCAAAGGTGACTAAATATGTGAATTTCTTCCCTTGCGGGAAGACGCCAATTACCTCCGAAGGAAGCCCGTCTATTGACGCGATGCGATCGCCAATTTTGACTTCTCCGTGAGTAGTCCAGGTGCCATCTGCAAGTAAAATCCCTTCGCTTAGCGCCATTGCTTTCCCCATACCAGGACGAGCAGCGATAATCACCAGGTCTTCCGCGTTCATCCCTCCGGTGATGGCGTCAAGTTCTTCGATTCCGGTCTTCAGGGTATCTGACTCTTCTCCGTTCCTCAGACGCCTGTCAAGCGTGTCAGTGTAGTCAGTTATGATTTCCCCTAACCGTACAGGTTTAACCTCGTCACGGGGCTTTCTGATGGCTGAAAGACGTTTTACCAGTTCATCCATCGCCTGACTCGATGCGTCGATGGTTCCGCTCTGAATTGGTTCACGCATTTCATCCATGATTTCCAGCACCAGACGGCGGTGATAGTTATCCGCGACCATTCCGGCATATCCCTTCAGGTTTGCGGCGCTCGGGCAGTTTTTGCTGGTCATCAGGATTGACGTGAAATGCTCCTCTCCGCACGCCTCGGCAACCATCAACGCGTCGATTAGGTTTCTGTTTCGCGCCTGCTTCCGGATAACTTCGAAGGCTTTCCGGTAGAGCGGAATTGAAAACGCTTCCGGCTCAAGCGTTGCCAGAACGTCACTGGCGGTTGGAGTTAATCCACCAATCAGCAGGCCACCGATAACGCTCGCTTCGATATCCTGTCTCATGCAATCCCCCTGTCTGCAAACTTCCCTTCCCGAACTCCCGTTAACGAGTCTTCCCTCAGCAGGTAATCAAAATCAGCCGTCCAGCCCGTGTCGTTGTCTCCGAAGTAAAACGGCTTGGCCTGATGCACAAACGCCCTGACATACGCTCTGAAACCGTCCACATTTGGCGTTTTCAGTTGCGGGATGATTTTCTTCAGGCGGCGTTTGCGTTTCTCGTTGACCGCAACAGCGTGTGGCAGTCTGTCACCGACTTCGGTGTTGTAGGCGTTCAGGAAGGATTCGTAGTCGATTCGTTCTGCCTTGCGACGTTCAGGTTTAACCTGCCCATCGCCTCCCCCATTGGGGGGTAGGGGGGTATTATTTATATTCTTGTTAATACCTTCTTGTTCATGATGTGCGGTTGTTTGTGCGGCTTCATGTGCGCTTTCATGTGTGGCATGTACGCTGAAAGCCGCGCCATTACTGGCTTCATCATGTGCGGCATCATGTGCGGTTGTTTGTGCGGCTTCATGTGCGGGTGAATTGTCCATTTTTTGAGCGTATTCATGGTAATTTGTGATGGTGATCACACGCCCTTTTTGCTTCTCTCCATCAATGGAAATCATCCCCTCTTTCACAAAAACCTGAAGCATCCGCTCAACCTGATCACGGCTTGCTGGCTTGCCATGCCTGTCGCATAACTGAAGACCTAAATCAGCTGCTGTCACAACCAGTTGACCGGGTTGCAGATGCCATTCATGACCTTTGAAATTCGCTTTGTATGGCTTTCTGGCGGCATTCAGGAGAAGGTTTTCCCACAGGGTGCGAAGATAAACATCTTTCGCCCATGACTGTTTCAGAATGCTCCGGTACAACGGAATGTAACCAGTTTTCTGGTTCTCCATCCTGTTGCTCCTGCGCTCGTGTGCGGCGCTGAAATCGTAGATTTTTGCTGTATTGCTCATAACTACCTGCCTTGACGAAAGACCTTAAGAACATCGTTAAACTGACTTACGGATATGTCTTCTTTGAGAAGCTTTTCCAGAAATGCGTTTGGAATGAACGTATATCCCTCCTCTTTTGGTAGAGACGGGAGCAACGCCCTCGCCTCAGCCTTCAGAAACTCAGTTCTGGCAACTTTCACAAAAGAGATTTGAGTTCTTTCATCAATGGAACGAAGGAAGCGCAAACGCTTAGCTTCTTTGTGTGTATCAGGTGGATTAAAGCCTTTGTTTCGCATATAATTACCTCGTTGGATGTTGTTAAAATTCCATTTGTATTTGATCAGAACGCTCGGTTGCCGCCGGGCGTTTTTTATTGGTGAGAATCGAAGCAACTTGTCGTGCCAATCGAGCCATGTCGTCGTCGACGACACCCCATTCAAGAACAGCAAGCAGCATTGAGAACTTTGGAATCCAGTCCCTCTTCCACCTGCTGATCTGCGACTTATCAACTCCCACAGCTTCCGCTGTCTTCTCAGTTCCAAGCATTGCGATTTTGTTAAGCAACGCACTCTCGATTCGTAGAGCCTCGTTGCGTTTGTTTGCACGAACCATATGTAAGTATTTCCTTAACAAATAAGAAGTTATGCGCATCAACTTATGCGCGTTGTATTCCCGCATTTCGGCGGGAATGAGGACCATGACTGTTAAAGAGCAATTTGCTTATGCCGCTTTGCGGTAAGCGCTTTCTTGATACTTCAGGGCGCCAGCTGTAACGACTTCCAGTCGATAGGCGTCTTTCTCTGGGATGACTTCCTTCCACTGAGAGACTGCTGCGTCGCTAATGCCTAACGCTTTAGCTACAGCACGCTGGGTTCCGAAGTGGTCGATAACATCTTTCTTGTACATAGACTCGCTCCGAAATTAAAGAACACTTAAATTATCCACTAAAGGAATCTTAAGTCAAGTTTATTTAAGATGTCTTAACTATGAAAACTCAATTGATGGGAGAGCGCATTCGCGCTCGGAGAAAAGAACTCAAGATCAGGCAGGCCGCACTTGGAAAGATGGTCGGCGTGTCTAATGTTGCCATATCTCAGTGGGAACGCTCTGAGACAGAGCCAAATGGAGAGAATCTTCTCGCCCTGGCTAATGCGTTGAAGTGTTCCCCTGACTATCTGATGAAAGGAGAGGAAAGTCTTTCAAACATTGCCTATCACAGTAGGCATGATCCAAGAGGGTCATACCCTCTGATTAGCTGGGTGAGCGCAGGATGCTGGATGGAAGCTGTAGAACCATATCATAAGCGTGCAATAGATAACTGGTACGATACAACCGTAGACTGTTCAGACGATTCGTTTTGGTTGGACGTGAAGGGAGACTCAATGACGGCTCCGGCCGGTCTCAGTATCCCTGAAGGAATGATAATACTCGTCGATCCTGAAGTAGAGCCGCGTAACGGGAAACTGGTAGTTGCAAAGCTCGAAGGAGAAAACGAGGCAACTTTCAAGAAGTTAGTTATTGATGCAGGCAGGAAGTTTCTAAAACCACTTAACCCACAATATCCGATGATCGAGATCAACGGGAACTGCAAAATCATCGGCGTAGTTGTCGATGCAAAACTAGCAAACCTTCCATAAGGGGGCATTCGCCCCTTTTTTTATTTCCTTTAAAAATCAAAGCCAAACTTAAGTTACGAAAGAAAATTTAAGTTTTCTTCAAAAATACTCTTGACCATTAATTAAAGAGATCTTAAATTTAAGCCATCAGCAGGACGCTGGTAGCCAAACGGAACAGATTGGCAGGCTCTTTAACATTGATGGAATTGTCCCGCCGAAATGCGGGAACCAAAGAGTAGTTGGCTTTGGGATTGGATGAATGCGCAGGCTGATGCGCGCAGGAGAGCTTCGGGAGAACAAGGTGCCTGTAAATAAGCCGGAGTTCAGCACCGGCCATCCAATCGCCAAAGTCAATCATCGGAGGTCAACATGGCAGTAGTCATTACATATCTGGCTGACGATAACGCCAGAAATCGCCGCAGAGCACGCAGACAGGCTCAACGTGAACAGGCAATGCAAGAGCAGCGACTGGCGCGAAAAATTGCGCTAAAGCTCTCTGGTTGCGTCAGAGCAGATAAAGCAGCATCACTCGGAAGCCTTCGCTGCAAGAAGGCAGAAGAAGTCGAGCGTAAACAGAACCGTATTTACTACCGCAAGCCACGCAGTGAAATGGGTGTGACTTGCTCAGGCCGCCAGAAACAACGCGGAAAATCAATTCCAGCTTATTACGATTGAGGTGAGCCATGCTCAAGAAAGTCAAACGCCGACTTTACAAAGAAGGTAGATATTCATGCCATTTGCCAAAATGCGACACAGCAAAATGGAGTGTCGATGATTGGTGTAACTGGATAGATAGATACGGAACTTGGTGGGATAAATAACAGGTAACTTAAGCGGATTTATTTTCGCAGCAAACCACTTATTTGAGGTGAGATATGGACGAGAAAATTAAATCATTGAAGCCAGGAATTGTTATCAGAGACATAAGTGGTTATTACGATACAGAGACATATGATATTTTATATGTGCATGCAGATGGAAAATGTCAGTATTCGAACGACATTTTTAATAATAAAGGCGATGCCGAAATTGCTGCCACCACAGTTAATAAAGAGCTCGTAGCTAACGAGTCGTGGGATTATTTTATGCCATCATCCACTTCTATGAACTGGAAAGTGGTTTTGTACATTCCATCATAATTGTAGCTGCCGTTCAAAAATGAAAGTAAATCTAACATCACAGGCCGCATAGTCGGCCTTCTTTTGGCATAAACAACAGAATAAACACTGCACTGTGTATTCATTCCAACGAGTGAATACACTGAGCAATGTCGCTCGTAACTAAACAGGAGCCGACTTGTTCTGATTATTGGAAATCTTCTTTGCCCTCCAGTGTGAGGGCGATTTTTTATCTATGAGGAT